AGCTTGCACGCCGGATGCCGACATCACCATCGAGTCAACAGCCGGTGGTGTCGAAACCTTCCACAGCGTCTATCAGGACGGAAAGCACAAGCGCGGCGGCTGGACTGCTCACTTCTACGAGTGGTTCTGGCGACGCGATCTACGCAAGCCCGGCGCGTACATCTTCAAAGACGACCAGCAATGGTTCATCACCGATCCTGCCGAGCCTGATGCAAAGAGAAACGAAGCTCCGCTCACCAAAGAGGAGCGCAAACTCTGCGCCCGCATCCTTCACTTCCTACTCAAGCGCAAATATGTGAAGCGCGGCACGAGGTGGTATGCGCCCGAAGTTGCAGAGTATCTCGCGTGGCGCAGGGCCAAGATTGAAGAGCGGGGCGAGAAGACCTTCCTTGTCGAGTATCCAGAAAACGATAAGGACTGCTTCGAGCAAACAGGCCGTCCCGTCATTCGTGCCGACTATCTTAAAGTCACCTGCGAACCTTCCGATCCGATTCCCGGCAATGATTATCTGGTCATCGTTGATACCAGTGCCGGAACCGAGCGCGGCAACCCTTCAGCCATTCAGGTCATAGACATCTGGAATATGTGGCAGGTCTTTGAAGAGAAGCTCAAGCTGCCGCCTGATCTGCTGGCCCACCGCGTTGCTCAAGTCAGTGACCTCTACAACGGCGCACGCATCGTGCCTGAACGCAACAACACAGGCTACGCGACCATTGTCACGCTGACTGCGCTCGGTTATGCCGAACGGGTTTATAAGCACTTGGACGCCCCGACTCGCCGCGCTCTCGAACAGGGAAAGATTTCGCTCGATGAAGCCTACGAGAAATCGCAGTACGGGTTTCCGACTGATGCTCAGAACAAGCCGCAAGCGGGACTCGCTCTGGAAGAGATGGTGCGCAGGGGCGAACTCGGAATTTCGAGTCAGGCATTTTGCGATCAGGCACTCACAGTTGTTTGGAACGATAGCGGCTCTTTCGCCGCGCTCTCAGGTTACGAAGACGATCTGTTCATGGCGTTGGCGATTGGGGCTTACGTCCTGCGGATGGAGATGGGGTCTTTTACAGGGTTCTTAGACGTAGTGCCTGAGACGGCCTACGCAAGATGAAACTTAATTCAGAGAGAAAAGGAGAGAGCGGATGAACGGACTCCCGAACGGCTCGGAAGCAAATAACAATTTTCATGCCGGAAAAGAGTCGGAGGTTACGCAGTCCCATTAACTGGATCGGGAGCAAAGGCAGAATGGTGTCCAAGCTCCTGCCCTATGTCCCCAACCATCGCATTTATGTTGAGCTTTTCGGAGGTGGAGCGAGCATGCTTATCGCCCGCGACCCAAGCTCAATCGAAGTTTACAACGACTTGAATAGCGGCCTCGTGAATTTCTTCCGCGTGCTGCGAGACGCTAAGCAGTTCAAGCAGTTTCAGCGATTAGCAGTGCTGACACCTTACGCGCGCGAAGAATTTGATCTTTGCAAAAGAAGTTGGAGAGAAACCAGCGACCCGATTGAGCGAGCGCATCGCTGGTTCATCGTGGCTCGCATGAGCTTCGGCGGAAACTTTCACAGTTGGGGATACGGGGTCACAGGTTCCTGTCGCGGGATGGCGAGCCAAGTTTCGAGGTGGCTCGGTGCTATCGAGATGCTGCCGGAGATTAGTGCTCGTCTCTTGAGAGTTCAGGTAGAGAACAAGGACGCCTTTGACCTGATCGCTTGTTACGACAGTCCTGAAACCTTCTTTTATCTCGACCCGCCTTATGTGCTCTCAACCAGAAAAGCCGGTGGGTATGAGCACGAGTTGACTGATGAGAGTCACAGAAGATTGGTCAACGTGCTGAAAGGGATCAAGGGCAAAGCACTCCTCTCAGGATACGCCAACCCTATCTACGCTGAATTGGAGAGGGCCGGTTGGCAGCGCAGAAATTGGGAGACGATCTGCTCACTAGCTGGCCGCACAAGGCTGAACGGTCTGATGGGCGAGGGCGCGGCAAAGCAGAAACAGAAGAGGGTTGAATCCATCTGGTTTAACTATGAGGTCGAAAACGAAAATCAAGAGTTGGCATTAGCTCCCTAATCGGCGCGACAGGCCGTCTCTAAGCGTCTCTGTGCTGTCTCTGGACGAAATGAGGCTCGCAGCAAAGGCACAACGACACAGGGCGAATAAACGCGAAGTTTGAATTTGGAAAGGTGTAGAGAACATGGCGAGAGAGAGTTTCACATTCTGGATGCAGAAATCCATATGGAGCGTGGCCCGCTACTTTCTCGCCATGATATTGAGCGGCACGGATAAAGACGGTTCGCCCTTCGGTCTTTCGCCTGAGAATGAAGAAGCAGTTGCACTCGCTTCTGCAATTGATACAGCGGGCGGGCGCACGTCTGAGGATATTATCAATAAGTATGGGCATGGGATTGCCGTACTGATAGACGTGACAGAGTTAAATGGAAGCGCGACGCTTGACGGCTGTGTTTTAGAAGCGAAGGTTGGTCAAGGTTATATCGTTTTAGCGGGTGTTCTAGGCACACCTATTACAGCAATAGGTCAAAATGCTACTTGGTTTTGTCCGAATAAGCCTAACAATAGCGAGGGGTTTGTTCGCACGTATAGACTCCGCACTGTCTCCACAACAGACGACGAAGGCAACGACATCACCTACTCCGTCACAGTCGTCCACCTCTTGTAATCATCACGGTTGACCTATCCGATTCAATAGCAACGGCACTCATTTAACTAAAACGAATGGTCTGGCACAGAATCAAAGCAGCGTGGGAAGCATTAAAGCGCGTCGGCGGCATCGAGTTGCCGGACACGGGGCGCAGCTCCGTCGAAGGCACGCTCGCTGACCGCATCGCAGGCGCGCTCAATGGCTTCGGCTCAGTCTCGCCGTTTATCAATTTCGAGATGCTTGCCTTACTGAATCGTCTCTCGATTTTTAATCCAGACTTCAGCCAGTATGTCCAGAACATCGTCAACCTCGCCAACACCGGACACCAGATAGTGATTGACGCAGCATCGAGTCAGAGGGCCGAAGCGGCTGCCACTCGCCTCAATGAAGCTGCCTCGCGTCTCTATGAGAATTCAGCCGGTGTGGACGGACTCTTCAATGCTTATCTGCGACAGGTCGCAGTCTTCGGCGCGCTCTCGTCAGAAGATGTGGTGGATTTTCGAGGGCGCAGAGTGCAGAAGGTTGCGCTCGTGCCGGTTGAGCAGATTCGCTTTCGTTATATTGAAGGGGAGTTTGTCCCGCATCAACAGCCAACTTCTCTATTAGGATTGCAGCGCGCACCGCTCGGACTCATCCCGCTCAATCCAAACACCTATCACTATTACGCGCTTCAGACCGTCGAGAACAGTCCTTACGCTTTGCCACCGGCCACCGCAGCCGTCGAGCCACTCATCGGCCCGCAAGCCGCCATGCTGGAGAATCTGAAATACATCGCACAGAAGTTCGGCATCCTCGGCTTTATCTCTCTGATGTGTGCTCCTCCAACTAAAAAGCAAAATGAGACGGACGACGAATATTTCAAACGTTGCCAGAGCTACCTGAGCAAAGTTGCTAAAGCGTCTGAGGGCAATCTCAACAAAGGACTGCTTGTCACCTTTAATAATCAGAAGCCTGCACACCACAGCGTGACTGCGGATGGTCGCGGATTCTATGACGTGTGGCGCACGAACGAAGAGCAGGCGATGTCGGGCTTTGCGCAGCAGCCGGTCTTTTTCGGGCGCACGGATTCGACCACTGAGACCTTCGCCGATGTTGTCTATAACCTGCTGCTCAGTCAGTCGGGAAACATTCAGCGTCTCGTCAAGCGTCGCCATGAATCAACCTGCCGGTTGGACTTGCGTCTCGGCGCAATTGAAGTAAATGGCGCGTCAGTACAGTTCAACCGCGCGCACGCGCGCGACCCGCTCAAAGAGGCGCAAGCCGACCAAGCACGCTTCCGCACGGCAAAGGAGCAAGCCGAATGCGGAATGATCTCGCCCGACGAAGCTGCGCAGCAGTGCGGTTACGAATCGGCTTTTGACCCTGAGCTAATGTCCTCTCATCCAGACGTAGCCAGTTCATTGCAGCGCATGCAAGTGGGGGCTGGGCCTGCGCGTGAATCAGTGACGGCTACTCTCCGCTTCGACCGCAACGCGCAACGCTATCGGTTCATCCCCCAAAGGATTGAACTCTCGCGCGCTGGGGTCGAAGCGGACTCAGACAATGTCATCACTCTAAAAAAAAAGGCCGCTTAACTGAGGAAGAAATTGATGCGCTACTCGACCGATTCATTGCGAAGTATGTCCGGGCTATTGGCCCTAGTGCTGATAATGCTCGCGCTCTCGCCCTCGAACATCTTCGGAAATTCCTGCGCGAGTCAACCACAGCAGACTTTGACGACGCTGATGATTTCGCCGAGCGGCTCATTGATAGAGTCAAAGACGCTTACGAAGGAACGTTCACCGGCACGCGCGCTGTATCAGTTATCAAGCGCACCACAAAAGCGGCCTATGAATTCTACCGGCTGCGCGATGCGACTCCGTTCGGTGAGAAGTCGCCGATCAAACTCAGGTTTGGCGGGGCGGATACGCGGAGCATCAACTTCTTTCAAAAGCTCGATACCTTCTACTTCAGCAAATTTGTTGACAACCGCAACGAAGGGCTACGCGAGTTCTTCAGAGATGCCTATCACGAACATGGCGCAGCACTCTTCGGACGCGAAACAAGAGAAGAGATTGAAGACTTTCGTCGGGCCGCAGGCGAGAAGCTCAAGAACATCAACGACCGCGCCGTCAAGACGATTGTCCAATCCTCTGTGCAGCGCGTGCGCAACTGGGCGCACATCGGCTCTCTCAGTCAGGCGCAGATCAAGCTGGCGCGAATCGTCGCCACTCTCGATGCCCGGACAACGGAGATTTGTCGCTCGCTCGATGGAAAGCTCATCCGTGTCGGAGTGGCACAGGCTGCAATCGAGCGGCTGAACAAACTGGAGCCGGGTGAGTTCGCCAAAGAGATGTACGAGTCCGAAGTGGGCAAAGCCATCTCACGCGACCCGGCCAATTTCGTGAACGGTTTTATTGAGGATGACGGTGAAACGATTTCAGACAAGTTGGTAGAGACAGGCAGAGGCTTTCCGCCTTATCACCCGAATTGCAGGACGCGCGTAGAAGGGGTCATCGAAAAGTGAAGAACAAATTTAAGTTTTTGAGTCTATCGGCGACGGGCGGCAAGGCTCAGTTCAGGATGATGCTGCCGTTTGGCGGCAGCACGCAGCTTGCGCTGGAAGAGACGATGCGCGAGGCCATTCTCGCTGAGATTAGGATCGCCGCGCTTGAACCCGGCAAAGAGACTGAAAGTCTTGGCATCGTTTCGCAGATGTCAGGCCAGCCCGCGCCCATCCAGTTCAACACGGTCGAAGACCTGCTGCCTAAAGAAACCGATTATTACTACACAGACTTTCGCGCCATCAGTGCCGCGATGGCCCCCTGCTACGGTCTCGACTTCTCTAAGCCCGGTGTACTCGAAGCTTCAGTGCCGATGCTTACCGGGCAGACGGTCTATAAGGATCACATCTTCTGGTCGGTAGATCGCTGGGTCGGCGTCGTCCAGCAATCATCTTGGGATGCCAAAGGCGCAGACGCTGGCGGCGTTCCGGGCATCAATGCGCGACTGAAAATTGACTCGAAGAAAGACCCGTGGCTCGTGCGCGGCTTGGCGATGGAGCCTCCGGCCATCCACAGCACTTCAGTGACCGTTCCTTTCGAGTTCGACTTTTCACACCCCGATCTGGTTGAGCAGGGCCGCTTCTGGAGTCTCTTGGGGGAAGAAGTCGGCGGCGAAATAGTGCGCCTGATTGTGACGAAGATTCTCGCTTATTGGGAACTCTCTCTGGTCTGGAACGGCGCGCAGGAAGAGAACAAGCAATTACCGGCCAGCGAAGCGAGCGATGCTGGATTGAGCGCGAATCTCGCGCAGGACAAGGATGCCGGTGGAGGCAATCCCAACACACAAAGGAGTGAGACAGTGAAATTAAGTGAGCAGATGAGAAAGATGCTTGGCCTCCCTGACACAGTGGGAGAAGACGTGCCGGATGCAATGTTGCTGCCCGCGCTGACACAACTCGGCGAGAGAGCGACGGTCGGAGATGCGCTGCTTGAAAACGCACGCGCGGAGTGTCTGCGCGTGGCGACGTTGGCAGAGGGCGGCGCGGAGAAACAGTTGCCTGAGCCGATTGCCGCAATGATTAAAAAGGCGACGGGCGCGGAGCTTTCCGCGCTGACGGACATGTACACCACGCGCGCGGCCTCGCTCTTCACGCAGACCTGTTCAAAATGCGGCACGCAGATGAGTGCTGCCGTGAGGTCTTCAGTCGAGCAGAACACGGACGATCCAAGCACCCCCAGTCAGCAGTCTCAAGGCTCTTACGACGGCGACTCGCTGCACTAAACACAACGGATGTCACCGCAAGGCATGCAGCCTTGCGGTGAGAGGATTTCGATTTTGAAGAGGAGAGTGAAATGAAAATCAGAGCGAGAATTAGTGAAGGACTGGCGATTCTTGCGACCTTCGCCGCCGTGCTTGCCAAAGACACTATCGTCGCCATTACAGCCAACAGAACCATCAACAAGGCCGGGGCAGACGCCGTCGCTATCGGAGAGGTCACCATCCCAGCCAAAGCTGTGAGCGGCACCGGCACTATCGAGACGCCCTTCAGGGCGTTGATTGAAATCAAGGCGAGCGGCGCGCTCGTCGCAGGTGACCGGGTCAAGCTGGCTGCCGCTGACGGCGTGACTGGCGAGAATCGTGTCACCAAGTGGATTTCACAGACCGATGCGGCTGCCGGTGATAAGCCCGACAGCTTGTACGGCGTCGTCTGGAATGGCGGCGCGGACGGCGCGACCGTTGAAGTTCTGGTCTACTGAAGCCCTGCACTGACGGGCGCATAACTTATTTTCTGCGGGGCCAGACCCGGCCCTTCCACAAACATTTTCTTTCGAGGAGTAACAACTGATGAGTACAACCGGAGTGAAGGGCAAAGTCAAAGAGACCGTGATGGAGATGCAGACCAAGCGGTCTAGTCCCACCTCGCCCCGCAATGTTGGGCTGCGCGCACATCTCGCCAAAAAGTTTAACGGAATGTCGCCCGGCAAGTTCTATCACGAACTCGGCATCAATCCGAGTTCAACGACCGTGCAGGAGTTGATGGCGAACGAGGATAACGCCTTCCTGATGGCGGAGGTTATGCGAGACGGAATGCTTCAGGGCATGGGTCTCGCTCAGCGCGAGCAGCAGGCTTTGCTGCGCAAGGCACTGCTCGACATGGCGATTACTGGCGGTCAGGGTGTCGTCTCGCAGGCTCCGATCCAGAGCGGCGGTGGCACGAACTGGCTGACACCGGAGTATTTCTTCGATCCCGTCTCACGCGGCGCGGTGCAAGCCGCTTTCTATCCCGATCTGGTGATGCGCGAAGTGATGGTTCCGCAGCCGACCGTCACTGTGCCGAAGCTCGAACTCTCCGACGCCACGCTGAAGGATAGCGGCGAGGGTGTGACCATCGAGGAAGGTTCCGTCACCTATGGCGACAAACAAGTGAAGGCCGAGAAAAAAGCAAAGGCCATCAAGCAGACTTACGAGTCGTTGATGTTCAATACGATTGATCTGGCTTCAGTGTTCTTCGTTGATTTCGGCAAGCTGCTCGGCCACATGCTTAACAGCCAATGTGTGCTGACAATGCTGAACGGCGATCAGTTGG